CTCGGCGGCTCTGCAGAACGCATGGCTGTACAAGACCTCCAAAAGTCTGTAGACCGTCTTGCCAGCCGTTTGAATTAAACGGCGGGTGGTTAAATGAGAGAGACTGCTTTAGACACCCTTGATAGAAACCGTAATACTTTCTTGAAGTCTATTGCAGACAACATTGGTAAATCAGATGCTGGTGCAGACTTTTTCTTATCTGCCGTTAGTGCGGAAAGAAAAGGATATATTTTGTCTAATCGAGATAATTCTTTAATTAAGACTTTTTATTCTATACTCAAGCAAGACGAAGAATATCCGAAAAATGTTGGTGAATATTGGGGAGTGATGGACAAGGACTCTCCGGCTGGTAACATAGGTACTATGGGCGGCCAACTCATACAAGGTTCATCTTATGATTTAGATAGAGTAGTTCAGCCGCAACCCAACCAATCATTAGCGGGTATGAATGTTAATTTTGCACAAGGTGATGCAAATGACCCTTACAAGAACCATAATCCATTAGACCACCGATTCAATGGACTAATGTCTCGCTCACAAAGTACGGGTGTACCTGCTATGATTGACAATACGCTGGACTTTTACAGACCTCCTTCTGTAGGTGCTGACCCAAGAAGTTTAGTTGATGGTCAGAAAGAAAGGGCTTGGGATGATTATTATGGAGATGATGAAAATCATGCTTTTGTTCTAAATCATCACCACTATCATAAACTCCCCGGCGAGGGAATAGAATCGACTCAGCATCACGATTACGAAAAGCATTTCAATAATTGGAAAACAAGTAACGCTGATTTAGAAATTCAACTTAAAGAACAAGGCTACAGTGATATGGAAGCAGAGCATGAAATGAGACTAAGGCACCTTGATGAGGCTAAAGATAGATGGACTTCAGGTGATAAGGATGAATCTGGTATACCTCATGGACTGGGACTATTCGATTATTTATTCGGACTAGAGTGGAAATCTCCAAGTCAAAGGCAAGAGATATACAAGCACATGCAAGATTGGGGTTTAGGGGATAAACATAGGACAAGTATAGGTTCTGATAATCACACGCATGTTGGTAGATTAATTAGAAACTTTCAACAACGCTTTGCTGGACTTCATGACCACTGGGTAAGGTCTCCTATACATCCGGGTCAGCCTGTAGAGTTTGTACCTCAGCCTGTTGGTAAGCCAGTCATTAGGCCAACATTAAACAAAGAAGCGTTAGACCACATTGGTGGTTTTGACAAAGCGATGGATTGGCATTCTGGTATGCAACCTGAAAGGCCTGACTCACAAAAGATTTCTATTGTAGATGGTAAATTACAATTTGGTGGAGCAGGTGCTTTGACTAATGGTTTGCGTAGGGGCGAATTGTTTAGATTAATGAACATAGACCCTGCTACCGAAGAACTTTACAGAGATGGTGAGCACCCTGATTATGAAAATTGGAATAGCAAAGACCCTTCAAATCCATTTACTCAGGAAGATGTAGACAAGGTATTGCAGTATCTTGAAAATGCAAATACTAGTGACGACTTTGGGGTTATGGCTGAAAATGCTGGTATGTTTCATTATGGTCATCATATCAGTCCTTCACATTATCCAGAATCAATCACTCAAGGTGAAAACTCAACTTTAGCAACTCATTGGAATCAACCGTTTGTAGGTGGCGGATTAGGTAAGCATCAGAATGATTTGTTTGCTATATTACACGAAGCGAGCCTACTCTACGGTCCAGATAATTTATCAAACCTAATGAGTGAAATGCCGGAAGAATTAGAAGGATATGATAAATACTTTGCAGAATTAGAAAGAGCAAACCAAGAGCCAGATGTCCCTAAAGAACTCAAGCCTACTATGGGGCCTAGAAGTCAAAGGAGAAGTTTATTATTTGACAAATATGGAGATGATGCTATTGGCATTAGGCACTACATTGACACCGAAGGAGAAAAGTTGTCTAACGGTATGTTAAATGCAATGGCACCTTTTGGTCAACCTGAATCTGAAATAGTAACAGGTAAAGAAACAGCCACTCAGAAAAGAGGGTACACGGTTGTAAGAGGAGATGCAAGTAATGCAGAAACTAACCAACATCCTCATAACAAATTTATGAGTAGTAAGTTAGGTACAAGAAGAAGAAATTGGGAGAGACACTTTGGTTCAGTTAATCCATCTATTGATAATATTAATCGCAAGGAATTATTTGACGCATATGGTGATAATAAGGCTTGGAACAAACTGCAACAGACAATTTCTGGTATGCTCTCTGGTACTATGGGAGGGCATAATCCATTTATGGGTAAGGGAGGTGCTGCTGATTCTACAAGCGCTCAAAGAAAAATGGCTCACATATATCACAGAATAGGTACTATGATGCATATGGCAGGTAGTCCTTTTTCGAGAGATAACGGAATAAGACCGCTTGGTCAACAGGAGGGCTCAGACCCAACCGCTGCTAATATAGAAGCAATAGATAGCCTAAGGATGGGCAGACAAGTAGGTATGGGTAGAGTTCAGCCAGATGAAGATATGGAAGGGGAAAAAGCCGCAGCAACAAGTGAAGAATTGATGAACCACTTATTTGATAAGGCTAGGTTTATTGAAGATAAAATGAATGACCCTGATTTATCTGAAAAACATAAGTCACATTTGTTGCATCAATTAGGTGAAATAAATAGTGAACTAGATGATTTAGAGGCACAAGGTCTACAAGAATACGAAGGAACTGGTGCTGACATAGGTGATAGACAGCATCAGACGCACGGACCTACTGAGTTTAGTAAATTGAGAGCAGACCATGAAGCCATCTCTCAAGCAGGCAATCAGATTCAAAATACTATATTGGGTAATAATCCTGAACTATGGTCTCAATTATTTGATGAAAGTTTACCGATAGAAGTATTAGATGCAAATAAAAGAATGCTTGCTCGTATGTCTAACGATTATCTACACATAGCACCTCATGACTCGCATGGTATAACTACACAAGGTCTTGGTAAGCATATGGTAGAGACTAAGATGGCAGGTCAAGGTAACCCTAACAAGGTAAAGGCCTCTGTGCACAATAGTAGAAATAAAATCAATGTTAATACTTCAGGAGAACAGGTTGCTGAAATGCTTGGGATGGATTACAATAATGAAAGGCAAAAGGCAACTATAGATTCACTGTTAGAAAAAGTTGCTTCTAAAACAAATGACCCTAACTTAGAGTTCCCAATAATGACTGTTGAACAATTGTTGTCTTCTACTGAACACTATGGTGACCTAGGTCAAGGACTATCTGAAAGAGCAAATAGAATAAACACCAAGCGTTCATTCAAGACTCATGAAAGTATAGTAAATGCTGCCAATAGGATTAGGCGTGAGTTAGCACCAGTAACAGGTAAGTCAAGGACCACTAAACTTGGAGTTGAGGAAGGTATGGCTGCACTAGGTCTTGATTATCATGTAGCGCACAATCCTGACCCTTCTGCTGAATTATCTACTCAACCGACTACAGCAGGCGGCCAAGCGAAGTTTACTTCAAGAAGATTTAGAACTTTGCAAGATTTATCTAGTATACTTATCAGTGACCCGAATGTAGAGCCTCAAGAATTAGAATCAATAATGGCACAGCAGTTAGGATTAGGTGATGTAAAGGTAGATGCATTTGGACCTAATGCAGAAGGAACAGTTCATAGTCTATACAATTCTTCTGGCTTTTCACATGAATTTGGAGACCAGCATGACGAGGACTTGAATCATGTTATGCCTACATTTGATTATAAAATAAACAAAGATGGTACTTTCGAAATATACCATGTGCCCGAAGGTATGCCTATGAATTTAGTTAGGCCACTAAGTCAATTTATAGATGCTGCTTTGCCGCATTTAAGTCACATTCAAGGAGATGAATCAAGAATAGGCTCTCTAAACAGCCTTACTAGACAAGGTCCACAGTTCCAACCAAACGAAGGTGCTGAACTTTACCAAAGAAAATTAGACAATATGACTGTAGGCAAGTCTAAAATAGGTCTTGCAGACTTAACTAACCCAGATATAATAAGGAAAGAACTAGGTAAAGATGTACCTATATTACAGCCTATGCACCGTATTTTCAAGTTAGAAGACTTAGAGCACTTGCGTGGATTTACAGGTGATTGGGTTGTTTCAATTATGCCACAAGGTGAACGAGGCTTTGTTACAAAAGAAGATGACAAAGTGTCTTGCTCTGCTTTTACTTTGTCAGAAGAAGATAAAGAAAATTTCAAGAAAGTAACTGATAATGATTATCATGTAGATGTAATTAAGTTAGAAGAAGGTTACTACATATTTGATGTAATAAAGTATGATGGTAAAGAAGTCCACGATACTTTACTTGATGACAGAATCAAGATACTAAGAGGTGGCATGGAAGGCATTGAGGATATTCATGTACCCAGTGCTAGTGATACTAGATTAACTGATGATGGTGGTTTAGAATTAACTGTCAAAGACTTAGAAAAAGAAGGTAAAGACATTTTACTTAGAGATGCTAAGTCTACATATATGGTAGGTGAACTTAGACAACCAAAGTGGGTTTTACTTTCAGAGGGTAATGATGTTGTACTCATAGTATTAGAAAGAAGAGGTAATGGACCTTACACATATCGATTAGGTACAGGTCCTATTACTCAAGATGATAATCTAGGAGATAGGGCTGTGACACTCAATAAAGAAACATATATGGATGTGGGTACTGCTTTCAATAGTGAAGAAAAGTACAATGAGGGTGACCATGTTCGTGTTAATGTAGACAATGTAGGCGTATCTGAATTTAGCGAAGGTAACAAGTTGTACACTGTTACTGGTTCTGAAATAGAGGGTGAAGCAGAAGGTGAAGGTTTAGTTAGCCAAGAAACATTAGATTTACTTACGAAGTCAGAATCTTCACAATGGATATGTGAAGTCAGCAGTACTCCGTATGGTATACGAATATCTATGCCACAAGGTGATGTGGTTTACAAGGCTACAGAATCAGGAAGTTCATGGACCGTGCACAGCCCAGTTGCCGATAATAATTATCTGGTCAGACTATCAGAAAGCCAAAGAAGATTCTGGAGTCCAGTTGCTGGAACTATGTTGAAAGCAGGTTTAGAAATAGCGGCTAAAGAAGAAGTCAATGAAGATGATTATGAAGAAGGTCCAATAAAACCTCTAATTAAACCAAAGAGAATAAAGGACACTGATTGGTGGGAAGAAGAAAAAAGGAAAGTGTTAGTCAAAGGCTTACAACTAGTAGAAAAGTTACTCAAAAGTGGAGTAGGTGCAGTAGGTCAATCTAGCACTGGTACTATGGGACTCGGTATAGGATACGCTACTCCTATAGAATCACCTATGGGTCCAACAAACTTACACGATGAAAAGACCATGCCGGACTACGATAATAAAAAGAGGCCCGGAGAAGATTCACCTATAGAGCCAGAATCAGAAGAGGAGGAATCCTCTAAGCATATCGTTATACCTGTAGAAGGTGGTAAGTTAGAACTTACAAACGATTCTGCTGTTCTCCGTACTTAGTTATATAGTATGAACATTCTCTATAGAAACAATGGCAGCCATGGCTTCACTACGAACTTCCCCTGTTAACCACAGCGGAAGCATCAGTATAGTCAAGGCTGATAATGACCTCGTAATTGCTGGCTATGCATCGGTTGAGATGGTAGATAAGCAAGGAGATTTGATTACTAGAGGTGCTCTAAAAAATGCATTCGGTGACTTCATGAAAGCAGACGGTTACCGAAATGTGCAACTAGCACACTCCAATATACAAGTAGGAGAGGTAATTTCACAATATACAGACTCTGATGGTAGAGTTTGGAAATCCGGCGTTGATGACGCTGGTATGTTTGTTGTCATTCAACTAAGAGATGACATCGAAAAGGCTCGTGAAGTAGCCAACGAAATTCGCAAAGGTGCCCTTAGAGGTTTCAGCATTGGAGGACAAGCGTTCAAGAGAATGAACAAGTCTGATGATAAGCATGGAGATTATACAGAAATTTCCAAACTGGAACTACATGAGGTTACTATTTGCGAGAAAGGTATTAACCCGGAGGCGACATTCCGTATATTGAAGGAGGATACAAGTATGACAGAAACAGATACAATGGCTGAATTATCAAGCGTGCTAGATAGACTAAATGGAAGAATTGATGCAATGGAAAAAGGCGAAATGCCTCCGGGTCTCAAGGAACACATGGCTGACAAGAAAGACGACAAGAAGGATGATGACATGAAAGAAGAAAAAATGTACAAAGAAGAAGATGAAAAAGATGACAAAGATGAAGACGACACCAAGAAAAGTGACGGATACTCTGATGTTATTACTAGCGAATACCTAAATTGGATGGAAAACACCCTAAAAGGACAAGGTGTTGACATTGGTGGCGCTCGTGCTCACTTCGACAGTGTAGCAAAAGCAAACCTTGGTTCTACTCCAGAGCAATGGCCAACTGAACAACACAGCGGTCAAGTCAAAGGAAGAGCAACAGAAAACGGAACACCATCAACTGGCGCTGTCGGTAAAGTTTCCGGTGGCGGCGGAGCAGTCGAAAAAGGCTACTTGGCTCCAACTGATGTAAGTTCTTCTGACATTGAAGCAGCATACGAAGTTTACAAGGCTGCTGCAATCGAAGAACAATTCAAAGGCTCTTTAGAAAATGTTTTCGCTGATAGACTTTCCAAAGAATTGAATGCAGAAGCAGAGGCTCGTGCAGCAGCACAGTTTGATGCTCGTGCACCACTTACTAACATCGAGAAAGCACTTGCTGACTTGAGTGAAAGAATTGACAACATTGCAAAGGCTGCACCTGCAGCGGGCGGAGAAATCCGCAAAGCAAACTCCACCGTCGAGATTCCATCAACACAGGAACTCGGAAACATGAACTGGGATGAGGTACACGCCCTAGCAGGAAGTGTGTGGAACTAAATAAGGAGGAATTAAGATGGCAAGAAGTTATTTAAGAACAGTAAACGACATGGAAAGATATTATTATGGTGCAGGAACAAGCATGGGCAACTCATACTCAGGTAGCGAGTTACTCAAAGCAGATGCACCATTGTTGAGCACAACTGCTGGTACATACCAAGCAATTTATGGCCGAAAAGTTTGGTCACAACTCAACCAAGAATTCAACGCATTCTCTATTCTACCTAAGAAACCTTGGGACCGAAGTGGATGGAGAGTTGTAACCGCTAAACCTTCTAAAGTAAAGGGTGGCGGAATTGCAGAGAATGGTACTCTACCAGAGACAACCAAGCCTGATTTCCTACATGTTGCAGCAAAGCCTAAGACAGTTGCTCACTCATTCGATATGTCTGAGACAGCAATTTTCCTTAACGACAAGGATGACGGTCTAGGTGACATTCGCTCAGTATTGAAAGAAGAAATGGGTAAGCACCACGCAGAGCACATCAACGATATGCTATTGCAAGACTGTGCAACTCCTGCAGGTAACGACATCGAGTCTCTTGACCGAGTTACTGCTGGTGGAATTACTGCTTCAGGTACTGCTGCAAATACTATGACTTTCTCAGGTGCTGCTGAAACTGCTGCTAACTATGGTGCAGAGACTGCTCCAGACCTTTACAGTATTGACAGAAGTGCAAATGCTTGGTCACATGCAGAAGTTAACACAAGTGGTGCAGACAATGTAACCCGTACTCTAAGCCTTGACCACCTTGATGACCTATTCCAAAAGATTTGGACTCGTGGTGGAAATCCAAAGGTTATGCTAACAGGATATGATACATTGATGAGAATTCAACAACTTCTACAAAGCCAGCAAAGGTTCATGGAAGAAAAGAGAATTGTACCAACATACAATGGTGTTAAGGGTGTACCCGGTGTAGAAGCAGGATTTATCGTTGCTACATACAACGGTGTACCAATTATTCCTACCAAAGAGTGTAATGCAGATGCAATTTCTCGTATCTATATGTTTGATACTGATTACCTATAC